GGGCTGGGGCCCGTGACTGACCGACTTTTTTATACAAAAAACGTCAAAATCGAGTTTTTTTCACGTCACCCCCCCCGGCTAGTCCAACTATGGCATGGCACGGCGCAAGACCAAGACGACGACCGCGGCAACACCGCCCCAGGAGCCCCCTGTTGCTGCCCTGAGCGCGATGGACGAGCGGCTGGCTCAGAATGCGCGGGAGAAGATTAAGCGGCAGGAGACGCCTCCCAAGCGGGAACAAGATGCCCTCCGCCGGGTGACGGCTCGCAATGAAGAGTTACTTCGCCAGCGGTATTATCGGTCGGTGCCCAAGAAACACTACCTGGCGTTGGCCGGCCTGAAAACCTACGGCTTGACCAAGCTAATCGGCAACGGGTTTCCGGCCTCCGGCAAAATCATCGACCTATACGAGGTTATCCGCTGGCTGCATGTAGAGATCGACCGGCTGTCGAATCAGGTATTGGAGGTGGTGGAGTCGGAGCCGGCCAGCCCGGCACTTGAGCGGTGGCGAGAAGAGAAGGCTCGCCTGGCCCGATTCGACCGGAAGGAACGCGAGGGCGACCTATTGAGCCGCGAGTCGGTGCGGGAATCGCTGCAAAACATGTCCGCGATTCTTCGGAACCTCGGCGCGACGATCCAGCGGCATCATGGTGCCGAGGCCCATCAGCTCATCGAGGAAGCAATCGACGATTGGGAGCGGGATTTTCAGGAGGAATTCGGCAACAATGGCGACGGCCACTCTGCAAGATAAGGCGTTGTTGGGCGAGTTGGAGTTGTGCTGCGAGCGGGCCCGGGTCCCGCGCATTCGGTCGTTGCGGCAGTTCGTCGAGAGCGAGATTATCATCCCTGAAGGGCAGTACCGGGGCTTGAAACTTCGCATCCGCCGCCAGCCCTACGCGGGGCTGCTGTTTGACGCGATTGACAGCAGACAGTGGACGCGGTTTGCAATCATGGGGCCGGTACAGAGCGGCAAGACGCTGCATGGGTTCATCATCCCGTTGCTCTACCACCTATTCGAGTACAACGAAACGGTGATCTGCGGCGTACCGCAAATGGATATGGCAAAGGATAAGTGGCGGGACGAAATCCGACCGGCGATTGAGGCGTCGAGGTTCCGCGAGTTCTTGCCGCGTTACGGTGTGGGCAGCCGGGGCGGCATGAGTAACTTGGAGTCGATCAAGTTTCGCAACGGTGCGGTCCTCAAATTCATGTCCGGTCACGGCCGGGACGAAAAGCGCTCCGCGTTTACCAGCCGGGTGGTGATCATAACCGAAGTTGACAAGATGGACACGGCAGGGATCGGGAGCCGGGAGGCCGATCCTATTTCGCAGTTGGAAAGCCGGATGCTTTCGTATGCCGACCAGGATCGGCGGCTCTATCTGGAGTGCACGGTCTCGATTCTCGAAGGCCGAATCTACCAGGAATACAAGACAGGGACGGCCAGTCGGATCGCCGGGCCGTGTCCGCATTGCGGTGAGTACGTAACGCCGGAGCGTGAGCACTTGCACGAATGGCAGGAGGCACCGTCTAAGCTCGACGCGCGTGGTGCGGCCTGGTTTGCCTGCCCGTCGTGCGGTGAACAGATCACGGAATCCGAACGGGCCGACATGAACCAACAGGCCGTGCTGGTGCATCGTGGCCAGACGATCGACAAGGCCGGCACGATCGAGGGCGACCCGCCCAAGACCGATACGCTCGGCTTTCGCTGGAGCGGGTTCAATAATCTATTTTGGGCCCCGGGCACAATTGGCGCGAAGGAATGGGTTGGGTCAAAGGCCCTGGATGAAGAGAATGCGGAAAAGGAACTGCGGCAGTTCTGGTGGGCGATTCCTTACGAGCTGCCGGAACTCGATACTTTGCACCTGGACGTGGAGAAGGTCAAGCGGCGGTTTGGCTTAACCCGGTCGGGTATCGTGCCGGCCGATGCCCAGTGGCTTACGATGGGCATCGACGTGCACCAGCGCTATTGCTATTGGATTTTGGTGGCGTGGAGCGAAGAGGCGAGGGGCCATATCGTCGATTACAATACCTTCGAGGTCCCCTCGAAGGGCATGGACCTGGAGCGGGCGATTGTGCTGGCGTTGGATGAGTTTCGCGATGACATCGTGATGGAAGGCTGGCCGACACTCGCCGGTGAGATCAAGATACCGAGTCAAGTATGGGTGGATGCCGGCTGGCAGAACCAGGCCGTGTACGAGTTCATCCGCAATTCGGATTCACGCTTTCGCCCGGCAGTGGGGCGTGGAGCCGGTCAGCAGTACGCCCTGAGCTATTCGCAGCCGAAGAGTACGGGCGCGCAGGTTAAGTTCATTGGCGACAACTATCATTTCAGTTGGCAGCGAAAAGAGCACATCTACCTGGCGGAGGTCAATTCGGACTATTGGAAGGCGTGGATTCACAAGCGGCTATCGACGCCGGTGGAGCCGGATAAACCACCGCCGCCGGGTGCATTGACGTTCTTCCGCAGCAGCAACGAAAACGAACACACCCAACTCGTCAAGCAACTGACCGCCGAAGAGCAGGAGAAACAGTACGTGGCAGGCAAAGGCTACATTACCAAGTGGACCCGCTTGCGGCGCAAAAATCACTGGTTCGACACGCTCTACAACGCGGGAGCAGCAGCCCATTTCTGCGGTGTGCGATTGATGCGGGCGGAGACGCCTACGGTTGCCGAGCAACCACAGGCAACAAAACGCCTTGTGACACCACGGGGCGAACCCTATTTGATTACGGAGAGACAGGAATGACACGCAAGACGCAAGCCAAGGGCACGGTGCCTACGCTTCCCGAGGCCCCTTTCGATCCGGAACCAGTGCCCGGCGTGGTGCAATCGAAGCCGTTTGGCGTTCCGCTGGGCGACGTGCCGCTGGAGGAAATTCGGCAGGGGTTGTATTATCTGAATCGCAAGGTAGAGGTACGCCTGCGGGACCAGCATCATCAAGTTACGATGCGTCGATTGTGGCTTGGACTCGATCGGGTCGGTGCGAGACTGGTCAATGGGCAGCGCGTGGCGAATAACGCCGACGCGATTCGTTGGTTGTTGGAGCAGATTGACGAAGGATAGATGCACTGATTGTGGTGTATTCACTACGTAGTGAAAGGTGTCGTTATGGCGAAACGAACAGCAGCTAAACCCGTCAGACTGGGCTGGATTATCAAGGACTTGCACCCGCTGGCCGTGCCGATCGGGCGCGTGGTTCCCGACCCCGAGAATCCCCGGACCCATGAGGACAAGAGCGTTCAGGCGATAGCGGCCAGCCTAAAGCAGTTCGGTCAGCTCCGCCCGATCGTAGCGAATCGGCAAAACAAACAGATCGTGGCGGGCAACGGCGTCTATACGGCCGCCTTGCAGTTGGGCTGGTCGCACATCGCCGTGGTCTGGGTGAAGCAGGACCAGAAAGCCCAGCGTGGCTATGCGATTGCCGACAACCGGACCGCCGAATTATCCGCTTGGGACAACGAAACACTGGCGGCCCAACTGCTGGAACTGGACATGGAGAACGAACAGGCGGACCTGTTTGCCGCCTTGCAGTTGGAATCGCTTTGTGTTGTGCCCGCAAGCGGTAAGCCCGAGCCCGCGCAGATAGTGCCCGATACCTTTGAGCTGATTGCCGTGTGCAAGGACGAGGATGAGCAAAAAACGCTTTTTGAGCGACTGACAAAAGAGGGTTTCGTTTGCCGGTTATTGACCACCTGAGACGAGCTATGCCCATCATTGAGCAAAAAGTCGAGACTGCCGTCAATCGCTCGTTTCGTGTCGAGCAGGTTGTCGGTATGTTTGATATTGTCTTGAAAGGGAAGCTATCGGAGGAGTTTGCTGCCGAGGTGCCCGACACAAGCGAGGATTGGCAGATCGGTGCGATTATCGGGCCCAGCGGTTCCGGCAAGACCACAATTGCCCGGGCCGCGTTTGGAACGGAAGACCTGTTTGAGTTTTTCTTGTCGCCTTACGACAAAATGCCCGGCTCGGAGCGGCTCTATCGTCTGGCGATGGACCTGGTTGAGTTGGCACAGAAGACCACGGGGAGTGCGCACACCGCCTGTTTTGACGAGACTCCATTCTAGCGCGAGGAACCTCTAGGAGTGCTCCTGGGGGCTCCGAGTGCCTGGGGCTAAAATCATACTCAGCAGACCGCCAAGTAGCACACAGCAACGCACAGCAAGCCTAACACGTAAACGGGAGCAATGAGACCAATGCAAGCCCTATCGATCAAACAGCCCTGGGCCTGGGCGATTCTCGCCGGCCACAAACGGGTGGAGAATCGCACATGGACGACCGACTACCGGGGCCCGTTGGCGATCCATGCCGGACTGCAAGAGGACCCCGAGGGCTATCGGCTCTTGGCTGAGCTGGGGATCGACGTGCCGGACGACCTGCCACGCGGTGCGATTCTCGGCACGGTCGACTTGCTTGGCGTGGTGCGCGTCCCGGATTGTCCGATGCTACTCGATACCCACGACCTTGCCGATGATCCGTTCGCCACGGGGCCCTTTTGTTGGATTCTCGGTAGCCCTCAAGCGCTGACGGTGCCGATCACCTGTCGCGGGCGGCTGGGGCTGTTTGAGGTCGATCTATAGCCTTTTCCCTTGTAATCCTGCCCGTCCGGTCTAGGACGGCCTGCTTATCTCTTCCATTGGCGTTGCCAACCCGCATATTGAAGGTATGGCAACGCTTTCAAGTACCAGCACGCTAGTCGAGGTTCAGGCCGCCTACGACGACAACGCCGGGTACGCCGAGGACGGTTCGGCGGCCATGGCGCGGACGTTTATCACGGCCTGCCGCATCTTGCTTCGCCGGGTTCCCAAGCGGGCCTCGCACGGCGGCAGAGGTGCTGAAGAGGTTGAGCTGGACCCCACGATGATCCGCGAGGAGTTGAAAGCGGCCCAGCAATGGCTGGCGACTGACCCGGTGGCCCTGGGTGACAGTGGGACTGGGGCCCGGTTTGCCTCATTCGCGGACTTTCGAGAGTAGCACTCATGCGACGGCGCAACGCCGAGATTGACGGCCGATCGACCTCCGAGGTCTTCGATTCGATGCGCGCAGACTACAGCGCGTCGAAGCGGTCGCGATACCGTCGCACGCCGCGTGGCGTCAACTTCTCGGGTTCCGGGGCGGACTATCACTATCGATCCGAGGGCGATTTTTTCCGGGCGATGGAAACTGCCCGGGACTATTTTCGGAACAACTGCCTTGTGGCCCAGGGCGTCCGGCGGTTGATCGACAACGTGGTGCAAACCGGATTCAGCTTGGACGCGCGGACCGGCAGCGACAAGGCCGATGTGATGCTGACGCAACGCTGGGCTGATTGGTCCGGCGATGCCAGCGCGGCCGATGTGTCGGGCCGATTCACGTTTCACGATCAAGAGCGGCTTATCTTGCAGCACGTGATTGTGGACGGCGACATCATCGTGTTGCCCCAGAAAAACGGGCAGGTCGGCCTGGTCGAAGCACATCGAATGCGGACGCCACGCAATACGACGCGCAACGTGATCCACGGGGTGTTGTTGGACCAGGACCGCAAGCCGAAGGAATACTGGCTGTCGAAGGATGACATTGACCCGCTGAAAATGATTGCCAAGGTCGCCGATATGAAGCAGTACCCGGCCCGGGACGTCAGTGGCCGCAAGCAGGTATTGCACATTTATCGACCGGATCGGGTAAGCCAGACGCGCGGGTTTACTGCCTTCGCCCCATCGATCGACACGATGGCGATGGGTGATGATCTATTTTTCGCGATGCTGGTCAAGGCGCAACATGGATCCGTGTTTACGATCTTCCGGGAAATGGGGGAGAGTGCTGGCTTTTCGGCGCCGGGTCAGATCGGCGAGCGTGAGACGGAAATCTTAGGCGACGGATCGACGCGGACGATCGAAGGTGTCGCGCCGGGAATGGAAATCTTCGGCCGACCGGGCGAGAAGCTCCACGGCTTCACGCCGAACATTCCGAACCCGGAGTTTTTCAGTCACGCCAAACTGATTCTGACCATTGTTGCCAACAACCTCGGCTTGCCTCTGGCTGTATTTTTGTTGGACCCGAGCGAAACGAATTTCAGCGGTTGGCGTGGTGCAATTGACCAGGCCCGCTTGGGGTTCAAGAGTTTTCAGAAGTGGCTTGTGGCGAGCTTTCATCAACCGATTTATCAATGGAAGGTGCGCCAGTGGATTGCTGCCGACCCGGTGCTCGAAGCGATAGGCCGGCAAGAGGGCGTGGACCTGTTGGGGCACAAGTGGAACCCGCCGACCTGGGCCTACATCGAGCCGCTAAAGGACGCATCGGCCGACCTGTTGCGGCTGCGTAACGCGATGATAAGCCAGCGCCGTCGGGCCGCCGAGCGGGGCATGGACTGGGGTGACCTTTCCACCGAGATTGTCGAAGACAACGCTGTTTTGATTCGCAAGGCAAAGCAGACGGCGGACGCGCTGAATGCAGATTTTGACGACCTGGCCGTCACCTGGCGAGAAGTGGCCAGCCTACCGACCCCGGACGGCGTGCAAGTCCGGATCGACGCGGGTGCAAACGAAGGAGCAACGTCATGACCGCAACCATTGACGTGAATCCGATCCTTGCCCTCGGGGCCAACCTGGACCAATACATGGGTCTCTGGGCCGTCGAGGAGAGCCGGTTTCTGGCGTTGTTTGATCGTGTCGCCGGGATGGACCTGTTGGCACACGTCATGGAAAACAGGGCACAAACAGCGGCAACCACAACGCGAAAGTCTGCCAAGTCTTCAGGCACGATCGGTATCATTGACATTCAAGGCACAATGACCAAGGCCGGCAGTAGCTTATCGACGGCCGGATCAACGGTCTTGATTCGCCAAGCAGTACGCCAGGCGGCAGGCGATGCGGACATTGCGGCAATTGTGCTTCGGATCGATTCACCCGGGGGCACCGTGGCCGGCACAGCCGACCTGGCCCGCGAAGTGGCCCGGGCGAACGAAAAGAAACCCGTTGTGGCGTTCGTCGAGGATCTTGCGGCATCGGCTGCCTACTGGGTGGCATCGCAGGCCGGTAAGGTGATTGCCAACGACAAAACCGCGATGGTCGGTTCCATTGGGACATTCTTGGCGATGTACGATCTGTCGGCGGCGGCTGCAATGCAAGGCATCAAGCCCGTTGTGATCCGGGCCGGTGCATACAAGGGCGTGGGTTTCGAGGGGACCGAAATCACGGACGATCAAAAAGCCTACTGGCAAGAGCGCGTCGACAAGATACAAGTCGAGTTTTCGGCCGGCATTGCCCGTGGCCGTGGCTTCTCGGCAGAGAAGATCAATGCGTTGGCGGACGGGAAGATTCACGTGGCGAGTGACGCCCTGGGATTTGGATTGATTGACGAAATCCAATCACTGGACGAAACAATAGATCAACTGCGAGGGCAGTTGGCAAAACCTATTTCTGTTAGTACGAGGACTCAAGAAATGAGTGAAGAGAGCACACCCCCGGTGGTAGCGGCTGTTTCGCCAGCCCCACCGGCTCCGGTAGCCGCATCGTTTGAGGACCTGAAAATTGTCCTGCCGAATGCGGACAACGATTTCATCTGCGCTCAGATGGAAAAGAAGGCGACGATCGACCAAGCCCGAACGGCTTGGGACGAAGAGCAAAGCGCCCGGCTCAAAGCGGCTGAGGAAAAGACGAAGGCGGCTGAGGCGAAAGCCGACACGCCCGGTGTTGAACCGCTCGGCACGGCCAATGTGGACGCTGCTGAGGATGACGGCGACCCGATTGCCGCATTCAAGGAAGCGGTGGCTGAAAAAATGAAGCAAGGCATGACGCGGCAGCGGGCTACGGCGGCCGTCGTGCATGAAAACCACGAGCTACACCAGGCGTACCTAAAGGTCTACAACGCCCAGCGTCAATCGGCGTAGCAACTACAATTGCGGATCGACTCGCAAGAGTGATCCGCCAAACACAGGAGTATGATTATGGGTTGTCAATATGACGACAGTGGTTTCAAAACCTTCGAGGCCAGCGCAGCAATTCCCAAGTATGCCCGGGTAACGCTTGCCAACACCGGCAAGATTGCAAAATCCGGTCTGGCCGAAAAGGATATTGGCACCGCGCAGACAGCAGCCTTGGCTTCTGGCGACAAGATTTCGGTTAAGCTGCGCACCGCCGCCGGGACTCACAAGATGATCTGTTCTGAAGCCCTTGCAATCGCCGCACCGGTCTACACCGAAAGCGACGGCGAGGTTCAGGACACGGCCCAAGCAACCGCGTATCTGCTTGGGATTGCAATCACCGCCGGGACGGCTGACCAGAGCATTGTTGAGGTGCTCTACAACGCTCACGGCGATACCGCCGCGACGTAACAATCGAAACTGTGACAATCTGAAACCGGGTCGCCGTCACGACGGCGGCCACTAGGGTGAGAGCCGGGGATAGCTGCCCGGTGAGACAGCCCGAACTGTTGTGGCCTTCGGGGGCCGCGCGGAGTGACGCGCGACCCCTTTTTTTATGGAGGCACAACAATGCCTAGCCCTTCTAGTAGCCTTGCCACTCTGCGACCCGAACTCGGGTCGATGATGGAGTTTGATCTTGCGATGGATCGGCTGGGTTTCATCGGCAATCGCTGTCTACCGACGATCGAAGTCGGCAAACAGGCGGGAACTTTTGGCAAGATTCCGCTGGAACAACTTCTGCAAACCCGTGATACGATCCGCGCGCCCGGGTCTGGTTATGCCCGGGGCCAGTTCACATTCACCAGCGCCACGTATGCCTGTGAGGAGCATGGCGCCGAGGAACCGGTGGACGATCGCGAAGCCAAGATGTACGTGGACTATTTCGACGCTGAGCAGGTCGCGGCCCAACGGGCCTACGACGCGGTGCTTCGTAACGCGGAGATCCGCGCGGCGACGTTACTGTTCAATGCAACCACGTTTACCAGCCAGACCACCTCGATCACGCATGAGTGGGACGATGCGACCAACGCAGTGCCGATCACTGACGTTGAAACGGCGGTACGTGCCGTCTGGGCGCGGACCGGCATGTGGCCCAACGCGCTGATCATCAACCGAACGGTGTTCCGTAATCTGCGGAGCGTTGCCCAAGTGATTTCCCGAATCGAATCCGCCGGAGCAGGCGATCCGTCAAAGGCATCTGATGTAACGGTCCAGATGCTTTCCGCCGTGTTCGACCTGCCGTACATCTTGGTGGCCGGTAGCGTGAAAAACACCGCCGACGAAGGTTTGACGGCTTCACTGGCCAATATCTGGTCGGATGAATACGCGATGGTCGCCTGCATTGCGACCAACAACGACATCCGCCAGCCGTGCATCGGCCGCACGATGCACTGGTCGGAGGATGGTTCGCAGCCCGGCGGGACGCCCGAATCTTATCGTGATGAAACGGTGCGGTCTGACATCATCCGTGTGCGTCACGACGTGGACGAGTTGATTCTCTACACCGAGGCGGCCCAGTTGTTCGACAACGTGACCACGTAGGCCAGTGCGATCGTGAGTACCTTCGATGCCATTTTCGCCGAGGCGGCCGTGCCGGTGTTGTTCGATCAACTCGGCACGGCCAGCCTTACCTATACACCGTCGAGTGGTAGCGGCAATGTGACGTTGACTGGCATTGTAACGGCCCGCCGAACCGATCTGGTTGAGACTGACGACGGTGAGCGGGTTTACAAACACCTGACAGTGATCATAACCCGCGCGGCTGACGGGTCGTTTGGCGGTGTTGTGTCGCCGGTGCTTCGCGACCAGATGACAGTGGACGGGCTTGTATACGACGTGGAGGAAGGCATCGTGGAAACCGCAAGTACAGTTGTGGTTCCCTTGGTCCTTGCCGCTTCGCATGAGAAGAGCCGGGCCGGATACCGGAGGCGATAACCGTGGCCGAACCTACCAGCAGTCTCGGCAAGGCGCGCAAACACCTCCGCACACAGCTTGCTGATAGTGCGGCCTTTCGTTCTTGGGCCGGTGCGGCGAACCAGTCGCAAGCGTTGGCACACATCTACTACGAATCGCTGCCGTCGCCGGCCGGTGGTGCGGAGAGCTACTCCAGCACGGAGCTGACCGCACTCTGGCCGTATGCCGTAATCTACGTCAATGACTACACAGTCTTGGTCGATTCGCAAGATGGTATCAGCGACAGCGGCGAGTTTGGCATTCAGCTTGTGCAAGATATTGACACCGACATTGCCACCGATCCAGACGAAGTGGCAATCGATTTTGATGATGCCTACGCCACGATTATGACCGAGTTGGGCGACAGTCGCGGGACGGCCGGGTATCTAAATTTCGAGTCGATTAGTCTGGCTGGTCCGCCACAACGGGCGAAGCCGGATGATGAGGAAGGGATCGGCGACGAGATTCAAGCGGAACTGTTGGTTGCATGGTGAGATCATGCCGCGAGTGACTATCAGACTTCGATACACCGGGGCCGTGCCCGGCACGGTCAACCTGAATCAGCGAGCGTGGAATCGGGTTGTCCGCGATTGCTGGATGAAGGTGGGCAAGATGTGGCACAAGCACATGGCACAAAAACATTTTACCAAGGCAGGGGCGAGGGAATACGAATACACGCCGCGAAAGGGTGAGGAGAGCGGTGTTTCCAGCAAGGCGTTTTGGCGGAGCTACACCGGGCGGAAGAAAAAAGCCAAGGGGCATACACTGCCGCTGGTCTGGTCTGGCGAAACCCGCAGCCGGGCTAGGACGGCACGTATCGAAGCCTATGCCACGCGCCGCAAAAGCGGTGTGCGCATCTCCTTGAACCTTCCCGCATTGAATCGGCTGAGCAGAAAATCCAATATCAATATGCGTGAGGAAATGACCACGGTTTCCGCGCGCGAATCACAGGTACTTATCCGCTATCTGAACAAGTTAATCGACCGCCGATTGAAAGCAATCCGGCGCACTGCTACCACGGTTATCAAGTAGAGAGGAAACCAAAATGGCCGTAACCGAAAAATATTCGATTGGAGCCGTCAATCTGAACGATACGGTTGACGTACTAATCAAGGCGATCACGGAATCGACCCTTGATCTGGGCCCTGAGCTTCGGCGAGAACCGACCAGCGGCGAGGTCTATCCGCGTTTTATTTCCTTAGGCGCCGGCAACCCGGTGGCCTCATTCGGCACGTATGGGATTGTGACCGGTCTGGACAATATCGGCTTGACCGGGTTGGACATTGCCGGGCTGGCAACCGGCCTGGAATTGTACTGCTACAAACACACGGAAGGCGGTACGCGATACGCTACGTCCGTCCATCGGACGTTTACCGCAGCGGCCGGGATCGTTGTTCCGCAATCACTGTCAGTCGATCATCAGGGCGATTGTGTGCTCCGCTATCAGGCGACTCCCACGTCGAGTGACGGCACAACGCACCCGTTGGCAATCAATGACGTTGTAGCCCTGCCTATGCTTGCAGACGACGAACGGTTCACACTGGGCCCGGTTACCATCGGTGCCATTTCTATCGGGCAGATGCAATCGCTGAACATCGACTTTCAGGTCGCGGTTGTCCCCGAGGGCGCGGACTCCAACCCATACCCGACTTTCGTTTCGATTGAAACGATCCAACCGAGCTTTACCTTCCGGGTGTCGAAACAGACCGCACTGGCGGTGGCTGCGATTCC